CTTCGGCCGCCGCACGACGCGCCATGAATCGACGGCGACACCGTCCACGTCCTTCGGTGGCTTGATGCGCTTGCCGTCCTTGTGCGGAATCTCTCGAATCGAGCCGTCTTCGAGCGCCACCCACGTCTCTTCGGTAAACGTCACGCGCCAGTATTCGGCGATGCGGATGATGTCCTGCGACACCCACGACTTCATCTTCGGATCACCGGAAGACATGAAATCGTCCAGCCCGCGCGAGTCGGCCCACGGCCAGCGGTCCTTGAACTCGTCGCGTGCGAGGTCTTCCGTCACGAACATAAACAGCGCGTCAGACCGCGTCGGCTTGTTCGCGGACGGGTCGCAGTAGACGCTCAGTGAGTTCGTGATGCGCTCGAGGCATGGTTCTTGGTCGAAGGCTTCAACGCCAGCGTCGGGGCTGGGGGCATGGTCAACGTAATCAGTCCGTAGTCGGAACCATCCCAATCCGGCCTCGATGGCTCCATCGGCAGCCCATTCAATAGGCGATTCATCTCGCGCCTGATTCTGAACGCGTCGTAGGTAGCCTTTATAAATCTCAGCAGTATCATCATCAGCCCCATGCCCTTCCGGCGTGACGTCGATGGCGAAATTGGCGGTCTTGATCTGGTTGGAGACTTGCCGAACTGGCTGTGAAAGACGGTCAATCGTCAGGCATGGTCTCGCGGGTTGCGCCGCTACGCCCTGTAGCGCGTTCTTGCCCTGTCGTGCCGCCTTGATGTCGTCGTCCCACTGGTTGCCGGCTCTGAACTCTTTCGCGGCGAGGATGCGCTTGCGCTGCTTCTCTTCGTGCTCGTCGCACCGCTGCCAGCGCTCGCGCGCCTCCGCGATGATCGGGTCGATGCCGACAGAAGGCGTGGAGGCCATCAGTGCTTTTTCTTCTGGTCCCGCCGCAGATCCTTCATCGCCGCCCGCAACCCTTCAGTCAGCGCCGAGCGCGTCGTGGCCCGCGTGTCGAACTGCGTAATCTCGTCAATTCGCATCATGCCGTGCAGCGCGTGCAGTTGCGCCTCTGGATTCGGACCGGCCAGCCGCACCATATACGACCACACCGACCGCAGGATGTCGCCGTCGATGACCATGCCGTAGCGCCACGCTCTCGTAGCCGTGCGTAGCCACTTCTCGAGCCCGTCCGTCACGATGGTCAGCAGGAAGGGTCGGTTGCGCTCGACAGTTCGCAGGAAATTGCAGATGACGTCGCTCGTGAACTTAGCACGCTGCGAGGCGTAGCCGGCGTTCGGCAGCTCCGGCAGGCGTGAGGCGGATTCGGCAGGCGTGTCGCTCATGGCTTCGTGACGCCGGCAAACACGCTCGTCGCGTCCTTCGGCTCGCCTCGTGCGCCGATCTCTCGCACGGCGTCGGTCAGTGCCTCTTTCGCAGAGGCATCAGCCTTCTTGTCGAGCACGAGCGCCAGCAGCGAGAGCGCACGGAAGCCCAATGCGCCATCGGTCAGGTCGGTGATGTCGATGGAGTCGTATTTTTCAGACAATGGCGTGCCTCGCGAAATGCCATGCGAGCCGCGCGAACTCGTAGGCGTGCTGTGCGCTCCACGGCTGCGACTCGCGTTCATCGACACGCAGGAACGTCACGGCTTGCTGCCCGAACTGCGCGGCCCAGAACGCAGGCCAGTCGCGCTGGAGATACATGCGGTCGCTGAGAATGGCGACGTTGAGCGCGTGATCAGACATGCAGCGCGTTCACGAGCGCCGCGAGCCGCCCGAAGCCGCAGTAGCGATACAGTCGGTATCTGGTTCGCATGGTCGGTGATTCTACCTCAACTCAGCCGTTCTGCGCCACTGCCCACGCATTCCAGCGTCGGATCATCTCGTCGGCGAGTTCGCGCCGTTCGGCTTGGCTCCATGTCGACTCGTCGCCTTCTTCGTATCCTGTCGTCCTGATAGATCCGTCGTATCCCTCATGCGGGTCATCGTCGTCTGGAGCTAATCCGATGATGCCGTTATTCGCATAGAACGTGCGGCCAGTCGAGAGCGTGTAGTTGTCATCGCCGTCGTAGGTCATACTCATCCCATCCAAGCCTGTCCAGACGACCGAATCGTCGGACGCGCCATCAGCTTCTGCTCCACCTTCGCCCGCACCGGTACCGCGAACGTCAGCGCCAGCGCATCGCCGTCGTCCGGACTCGCGACGTTCCGCTTCTGCATCGATTCTTTCGACTCCAACACGAGCTGATTCTTCTGGTTCAGGTGAAACCCAGGCGCACACAGGTCTGTCGCCAGCCGCTGATCCTTCGGATCGACGCAGCCGCGCGGCAACCATTCCTTCAGCGACCGCCACATGAACGCTCGCATGTTCGCGTCATGCACGTCGCTGCCAGGGCCGCCGAAGTTCACTTCATGCACCTGCGTAAACCCCATCTGCCGCAGCCGCGAGACGATGACGGCACCGAACGCCGCGTCGATGAACATCGCATCCGGCTTCTGCGAGATGAGCGCCTCTGCGAGGCGTGAAATCAGCATCTGCCGGTCGTTCGCCACGGTCTGCTCACCTGTGAGACGAATCGGCGGAATGCTCCGAGCATCGAAGCCACGCCGAAACCGGCAGACCGACCATGCCTTACCTCCACCAGACACATCGACGCCGGCAACCAGCGGCTCGCCGAAGATAGGCTGATGGGTGTTCCTTTGGGCAGCCGCCACGCGCGCAGCGTCGATGAACTGGAGCTCGTCAGCGTTCGGCGGGAGGCCGCGAACACGCACCCGGAAGAAATCAGAGTCTTCACCATAGTCCTCAGCCCACTCCGCAATCGTCCGTTTATTGGCGAACTTCGTATCTCGAGAGTCCAGGCAGGTGATGTCCCAGCGGTCGCGCCGGTCGCCGAACGCGATGGCATTGAATGCGCCAGTGTTCCGCGTTGGGTTGCCGAACGCGAAGATCATGGGCTCGCCGTCCGTCAGCCCACCCTCGGCGACTTCCCAGATTTTATCTGGTATCGCGCTCGCCTCATCGAACACGTAGAGCGACGTCGATGCCTTCGTGTGCTGGCCGGCGAACGCCTCGGAGTTCTCAGCCGCGCAGCTCGCCGGCGCACAGAACCACGTCGCTCGAGAACCCTTGCGATACATGATGGCGCTGTTGATTTCAAACCAATGCGCCGTGATGCAGCGCTCTGCCCACTCGCGGATGGCTGCCCACGTCTTCTTCTCGAGCTGGTCGTTCGTGTTCGCGGTGATCGTGCCGCGCATATCCGGCCGCGTGCTCATGACCCAGTTGACGATCATGCCGACGAGCGCTGACTTCCCAACGCCGTGGCCCGTCGATGCGCCCATGCGAATCGGCGGCACCGGCTCGACGCCATCGAAGCGGTTCTCGCGCACGCGGCGGCCGAGCGCTTCGAGGAACTCGCATTGCCATTTATCAGGACCGTCCTCGCCGTTGATGGGCCAGGGGAAGGCCCAGCGCACGAAGCCGAGCGGGTCCAGTGCGAAGGACGCTACGGCTTCGGCAAGGTCGGTGTCGAGGCTGGCGGCTGGACTCATCGCGAGCGTTTAGGCTTACGATTCGGTCGGTTGAACATCCCGTCAGAACGGCCACTACCATCACGATTCGCGCAGCGCCTGCACGCGAATACATTTGGATTATGTGTGCGTGCCTTCCGACCACAATCAGTGCATGTGTAGCGATGCATTTGCCAGACTACCGGAACCAGCCCATGAGCGCGTCCATCCAATCCCACCAATCCATAACTACTCCTTCGGTTTAGATGATTCGCTCAAAGCCACCATCGCATCGGCGATCTGGTAAGACCCTTCAGTGAGAGATTTAATCGCTTCTTTAGGGTCGCCGTGGAATTCCATCGCTGACTTCAAGTGTCCTGCTGATATAGCGGCCAAGAGAATCTCTACGGCCACTTGGTCGCGGTCCATCATTCCACCTTCCGATGTTCGCGCTTCCACGCTTCGAGCCGCTCGCGGATGCGGTCGCCGTCATGCACGATGACTTCCTGCTCCTGCTCCTTCGGCTTGTCCACGATGCGGTTCAGGATGTCGGTGATGTCGCGGCCGTCAGGGTCTTTCGTGTGGATGCGATACGTCGAACCCTGCGCGGCGTCAGGATGATTCAGCGCGGCTTCAATCTGCTTCGGGTCTTCAACGTGCCGCCACTCGCCGGATTCCGGGTCTCGCAGCATGAAATGCTGGAGCCCGAGCGCTCGAGCCTCTTGCGCCTGGAGCAGCGGCATCATCTTCGGCAGCCAATACGTGCGGTAGACGTCGCGCATCTGCTGCTTTGACGGGATGTTGTTCGCCGGCTTCGGGTAGCCGAGCTTATCCCAATCGGTGAGGTCGTCATCAGCCATTACGGTGCCCACTGCGGCGTGCCAAGGAATCGCGCGGTCGCTGCGAGTG